CATGTAAAGAGAAATGATAAAAGAGATAACTAGAAAGACTTTTACAATAAGAGACTCAGGTAGATCTACTGATTATATTGCTCCTTCATTTGGATTTGGCTGTTTACTTGACTGCAGTTATTGTTACATGAAACGTCATACAAATGACAAGGTTTTAAAGTATGCTAAGAATATTAATGATATACTTACTGCTGTAAATAATCATGTGACTTGGCTTCCAGAAAAAGTTCCAAATCAAACTGATGCAGTTTATCATACTTACGACATTGCATGCAATGAAGACTTTGCTTTGCATAGTAGATATTATGATTGGAAGAAGATATTTGACTTCTTTAAAACTCATGATAGAGCTAAAGCTAGTTTTGCTACTAAGATAATACCTAACAATATGTTAGAGTATAATCCTGAAGGTAAAGTGCGCATAAGGTTTAGTTTAATGCCTCAATGGATGAGTAGTGAGCTAGAACCTAATACTCCAAAGATAATAGACAGAATTAAGGCAATTGATAGGTTTATTGATGCTGGATATGACGTTCATGTTAACTTTAGCCCAATCATAGTAACAGAAAACTGGAAAAGTTACTATGAAGAATTATTCAAGATGTTAGATGATAACGTTGCAAACAAAGATAAAGTGTTTGCGGAATGTATATTCTTGACTCACAATGAGAAGAAGCATCTTGATAACTTAGAAGCTAATAGAAATGGAGAAAGGTTATTATGGCAACCTGACTTTCAGGAAGCTAAAACTAGTCAGTATGGAGGAAAGAACGTTAGATACAAACATCATTTAAAGTCTAGATATATAGAAGAGTTTAAAGAAATACATGAAAAGATAATACACTGGAACACAATTAGATATATATTTTAAATTTTAAATTATGGGAATAATACGTTTTTGTTCTGATCCTCATTTTGGTCACAATAACATGGCAATGCATAGAGGATTTCAGGATTCATTTTATCATGATGAAAAGATTGTTGATAATTGGAATAATACAGTTAATAAAAAAGACACAACTTATATATTAGGTGATGTGACAATGGAAAAAAGAACTGATTATGAAATTTTAGACAGGCTCAATGGTAATATTATAGTGGTTTTAGGTAATCATGATATGAAAAACCATACTAGGAGTATGTTAGATCATGTTAATCATGTTGCAGGTTGTATTAACCTGAAGATTAAAGATAAAAGGTTTATGCTTTCACACATACCAATACACCCAATGGAGTTTGATTATAGGTTAGATTACAATATTCACGGTCATATACATGATTTAATTGTAAAACTACCTGATGGAACTCCAGATAAAAGGTATAAATCTGTATGTATGGAGAAAATAGAATACACACCAAGAACAATAGAAGAAGTATATAAAATGTAATTATGAAGATTGAAAGAAGTGTACACTTTAAAACAGAAAAGGAAAAGTTTGACCTTAAAATTATCAAACAAAAACACAAAAAAGAGATGGCTAAAGCTGGTTTAGACCCTAAGAAAAGGATGAACCTGTCAGATCCATCAAAAATAAAGAGTTAACTATGCAAGAGTACAAGAATGCTTTTAAAGAAAACTGCACAGAATGTGTATGGAAAATGATTAATGATGATACGGTAAGACATGAAGTCTTTTACCGTCAAACAAAGTCTATTGAATTACTGTGGGAAAGTTTTTGTCAAAAATTAAAAGATCTTGGCTCATTAATTTCTTACAATGATATATATAAAGATTATGTATCAAAGTTAGAAGTAATTCATAGAGAAGCAGTTACAAACTAATAATTAATTTTAACAGTATATTATGATAGAAGTACATTACAGCTGTGACATCTTAGGTGATCACAAAGCTTTTACACAGAAACTAATTGACACTGAAATTAAAAAGTTTAAATATTTGTCTGACGCTTTAACTTTTGCATCAGAATGTACAGAATGCATTAATTATAGTGCGTTACTGCAAAAAGCTGGGGTATCTGAAGAGATGTCCAAAGCAACCCTTGAAGAAGGGCTACTACTAGACTCAGAAGAGTATAGTAGATACAAAGAGTAATTTTATTTATTAACCTTAAAAAAAATCATATGTTTAAAGTAGGAGACTATGTAAGAGGTACAGAAAGAGGTAATGACATTTACATGTATTCAAATGAGTTTATGACTAAGGCTGAAGTGTTGTCAGTAAGTGATAATGGTGTTTATATGGAGATTGAAATATTGTCTCATGATTATGCATTTGAATGCATTGGTGATGTGCTAACTGTAGCTAAGGAAGATTTTGAAATATACCAGTTTAAGTATATTCCTGGACATACACATAAATTCTCTATAAAAGGTGACAAAAGTTACATTGCTACTGACATGGGGAGTTATAGTCTTTCTAATGCAAAATCATGTATTGAAAAAGAGTATGAAAAGTTAGTTGTTTTAGGATTATTGTAGAGTTTTTTTTACCTTTGACAGAGAGTTAAAGGATTTATTTATTTTTATTTATTTTTAAAATTTAAGAAGATGGCAAAGTTAATTGATTTAGCAAAGAAGAACCTTAAGAAAACAGATGATGAAAGAGCTTTAGAAGCTTTAAACGAAGCAGTAGAAGATAATGAAATGTCATTTGCAAATGATTTACACGCTGCTAAAAAAGCAGCTAAATTAGCTGAAAAGAAAGTGGCTGCATTAGCTTCAGATCCAAAAGCTACAGCTAATGTTATTATTGCAGCAAACAGGGAAGTTTTGCTTGCTGTAAAGAATGTTGAAGACATACAAGAAATCATGTCTAAAAGATTCTAAACATTATTGTTTATTAATTAATAAGAGGGGGATGTGTCAATACATCCCCTTTTTACCCTAAAGAAGTTTAAGTTCCTGACTTCTGTAACAACAAAGGAGCGGTTGCTGTTATAACAGTATCCTAAACAAGACTTGATATGGTCTCTTTTTCCCCGTTTTTGTTGTGGGAAATCATAAGTTTTTTCTGAAGTTTATAGACCAATTAAATAAAAATTCTGAAAAAATCAACCCTCATTTTTACAATATGAAACATTTATTATATTTATTTATGCTCATAGGAGCAGTATGTTATGGCCAGTGTACTTACACTGCTTCAAACCCATTTCCTTCAAGTATAGTTGTAGGTAGAGGGCAAACTTTATGTGTAAGTGGTGATTATTCAACATCATTTACATCTATATCAGTGCAAAGTGGAGGGACAATTAGGATATATAACGGTTCAACCTTTAGAGTAAATGGCAGTTTAGCAGTGTTTGGAACAGGTAAAATTATGATAGAAGACTGTGATTCTAAACTAGAGGTAAACGGTACTTACAGGGGAGTCTTTAGAAGTTGTGAGATTAGTATATTCTGTGATGATTGTTCAAGTAACAGAAGTAGATTCTTCCAATTAATATGGGGAGTTCAGATATGGAGAAATATGTGCTGTGAAGCTGCATTACCAGTTGAGTTAATTTCTTTTAAAGTTAAGAGTCAAGATTGTGTTGATTATTTGTCATGGACAACTGGATCAGAAATAAATAATGATCACTTTTTGGTAGAGCAGTCATCTAATGGTATTGACTGGAAAGAAGTTGGTTTAGTTGGAGGTTCAGGTAATACGTTAGAGCCTACAACTTACTCATTTACAACTAGTTCAGTTAGTGAATTTAATTATTACAGATTAAAGCAAGTTGACTTTGATGGTGGTTATGAGTATTCAGAAACTGTTATCAGTAATTGCAACGTTAATAAATCTCCAGTAATAAGAGAGTTCAATATACTAGGTCAAGATGTTAAATTATCAACTAAAGGAATAGTGTTCTTACTATATGAAGACGGAAAAGTAGAGAAGGTTTATAGGAAGTAAACTAAACAATTTTATAAATTCAAGCTGCTTGCTTATGAAAATAAGCTAAGTAGCATAATTATGTCTAAAAAATAGTAACAACTTAAAACTTACAATATGAGTAATAAAGTAATAGTAAAAATAGCTAGATGTGAAATCTCTAGTGCTGGATTTTTGATTAAAGAAGCTTGGATTGTAAACAAGCAAGGTAAATTCTTGAGTAAGGCTAACATAAGTGATAAATTTGCAGTAGCAATGAAAGGAACTGACCTAGTTTTAGAGGTTCCTGTTGCTGTTAAGAGTGAGCCAAAAAAAGAACCACAAGTAGAAATACAAGATCCCAGGCAACAAGATATGTTTATTGATGAAGAATAAAGTTATGAGTAGAAATGGATTTAAAAGAATTAATAATTCTAGATTTTTCTTAAAACTCTTCAAAAGAAACAATATTGAATTTTGGGAAAAATCTAATTTCTTTGAATTTATAATCAAAGGGTCTAAGTATCAAGTATCTATTGTTACTAAGAATGCAAGAAAATTTGGTAGTAAAAAATGGAAAAAGTTTGATCCTTTGCAGTTCAATTTAAAGTAATTAAAACAAAATGATAAATAATATATTATGGGAACACCCAATCAGAACAAGGACAAAGCTCAGAGGGAAGCTCTAAATCTATGGGTGAAGAATAACTGGAAAGGAACTATAGAATTAGCTACAGGTGGAGGGAAAACACGTATTGGAATATTAGCAATATCCCACTATGCTAAACAAGCAAATTATGAATTTAAGGCTTTAATAGTAACACCTACCAGTGCAATTCAAGATGAATGGAAAAAAGAGTTTAAGAAATGGGGAGAAAACCGTGTATTAATTGAATGTGTTGAAATATACTGTATAAATACAGCTAGAGATTTTGAGCAAGAGTACTATGATATTGGTGTGTTTGATGAAATACACAACTATGTTAATGGTGAAATAAATTCAAAAATCTTTAATAACAACAAGTTTGATAAAATACTTGGTCTGTCTGCAAGTATAGATGATGCAATACTTCATCATATTGAAAAGATAGCACCTATATGTTACACTTTGAATGTTTATGACGCTCTTGAATTAGGTCTGATTAGTGAGTTTACCATCTATAATATAGGTGTTAACTTAACAGATTGGGAGTTCAAACAGTATCAAGATCTTACAAATTCAATAAACTATGTAAGAGAGAAGTTTAAGAAAGCTGCATGGGGTAAAATAGGACAACGTAAGAGCTTGATATACAAGGCTGCTAACAAACTGAAGGTTATACAAGAAATAGCTGATCACTTCAAAGGTAAGTATGGTATTATCTTTAGTCAGACTAAAGATTATGCAAACTTAGTTCAGAAGTCTTTAGGTGAAACTTGTATTCCTCACCACTCAGGTCTTGGGAAGAAGTCAAGAGTTGCAAATTTAAATAAGTTTGCTGACGGACGCACAAAGATCAAAGAAATATCATCTGCAAAAACTTTAGATGAAGGTGTTACACTTCCAAGATTAGAATGGGGAGTTATTGCAACTGGGTCTAGTAAAGAAAAGCAGATGATACAGAGAGTTGGAAGACTCTTAAGGTTAGATGTAGAAGGTAAACATGCAATTATGTTCCGTCTATATTCAAGAAATACTGTAGAGGAAAGTTGGCTTTACAGTGCTCAAAAGGGATTTAAAATTATAGATATTAACTCAGTAAAGGATATTTTATGACAACAAAGACATCTCAATTGAATAAATCAGAAGTTACTACCATGGTACAACTGATGAAATTAGAATACCCTGATTTTGAAAACCAGGAATTACCAATAATGGCTTTACAGCTATCAAAAGAATTCAACACATTTTGTTCAGAACAGGATCTAGGAAATTATTATTCAGATGATGGATTTGTTGATGAGTTTGAGTTAGAGTCCCACAAAGTAACTAGTAATTTTTACAGTAAAATAGATGAATATGAGGATAGAGATAGATTTAGCTAAGCTAACTAGACACGACATCAGTGCTGATGAATACACATTTATTTTACTGAAGTTGTTAGGGAAAGAAGTTCCTGATATTATCAAAAGTAGAGTTTCATTAGAATCTCTAGAAGAAAGAAGTTTCTTAAAGATAATTCCAGGAGGTTTTTCAAAACGTGAAAAGATAACAAAACTTTTTGCGTCAGTTTTAGAGTCTGCTAAAGTTGAAGATTGGATAGATGAATGGAGGCATATTTGGCCTTCAGGAGTTAAAAGTGGTGGTAAGCCTGTAAGGGGTTCAAAAGATGATTGCACAAAGAAGATGAAAGTATTTCTAGGTAAAACAGGATACACAAAACAACAAGTCTTTGATGCAGCTCAATCTTATGTACTTGAAAGGAAGCACCACCGTTACCAATACATGACTTTAGCAAATTATTTTATTAAAAAAGGTGATGATTCACCTCTAGAAGCTTGGTGTGAGCAGTTAGATGAAGACACAAGCAGACAAGAAGATTACGGATCATTCCATAAAGAAGTATAATATGGGAAGTATATTTGATGATGTTCTTGAAAAAGTTGATAGGGGTAGAGCTGGATTAAATGTTGGTCTACCTATGGGTTTCAACCGTTTAGTTGAGTATTTACCTAACATTCAACAAGGTACTTATTATTTGATAGGTGCTGGTACTAAAGTGGGTAAAACTACACTAGCTGATGATTGCTTTCTTTATAATCCTTATGATTTCTTGAAGAACAACCCTGATTCTCCTATAACTTTAGATATTGACTACTTCTCATATGAGATTGAGAAAACAGTTAAGATTGTTAAAGGCATAGGTAGGAAATTGTGGTGGGATCACGGCTTAATTGCTGATGTTAATCAAATATTATCTAGAGGCAAGAATCATTGCTCAGATGAGCTGTATGGGCTTGTAAGAGGGTACAGAGATTACTTTGAAGGTATGGAGGATTCAGTTACTATACATGACATGCCTGACAATCCAACTGGTATGAATAAATATCTTTACAATAAAGCTAATGATCTAGGAACTGTAGAGTATGAAGTAATAGGCAAAGATAAGGTAACTGGTAAAGAAATAACTAGATTTAAAAAGTATACTCCTGATGACCCTAACAGGTTCTGGATTATAATTATTGACCACATTGCATTGATGAAAGCTGAAACAGGTTTCAACACTAAGCAAAACATTGATAAAATGTCTCAATATTTAGTACTTCTTAGAAATAATTATAACGCTATACCTGTAGTCATTCAGCAGCTTGCATTTGATGCTGAGAATGATGAGAGGCATAAAGCAGGTAGACTAACCCCTCAAATTAAAGATTTTGGTGACAGTAAATATACTACTAGGGATGCAAATGTTATTATGGCATTGTTTGATCCTACTAGATACGGTGTGGAAAGGTTTCAGAATTATGATGTCAGAAGACTAGGAAACACTTACAGGAATATGGAGATTTTAGCCAACCGAGATGGTGAGCCTAATGTAAATATAGGTTTGAATTTCATTGGCCCTGCAGGTACTTTCAGAGAATTACCTAGAGCTTCAGAAATGACAGATCAGAACTACATTTCAGCTAGTAGAATGGAAAGAAGATAGTTATAATAATTTAAAAATGAAAAAGTATGAGTGAAATAGAAGTTAAATTGCCCACAAAAATAGTGAAGAGCAATACAAATAATCCATCAATGATGATTATTTACTCACCACCTAAAACTGGTAAAACAACTTTGTTGTCAAAATTAGATAACAATTTGATTATTGACTTAGAGAAAGGTACTAAGTATCTGGATTCTCTTAAGATTGATATTTCAAGCATGAGTGAGTTGCAAGCTGCAGGTACAGCTATTGTAAAAGCAGGAAAGCCTTACAAGTATGTTACAATTGATACAGTGACAAGGCTTGAGGAAATGTGTCTTGGAGTAGCAAAAGCTATGTATATGTCAACACCAATGGGTAAGAACTTTGATGGTGGATCTATATTAGAATTACCTCAAGGTGCAGGTTATTTCTGGCTTAGACAAGCGTTTACTGCTTGGTTGAACAAGATCAAGAAGCTTGCAGATCATATTATCTTAGTTGGTCACATCAAAGATAAGTTTATTGAGAAGAAAGGTAAAGAAGTTATGGTAAAAGACCTTGATCTTACTGGTAAACTTAAACAGATTGTAACTTCAGATGCTGATGCTATTGGTTATTTATACAGGGGAGGTGACAATCAGTTGATTATGAACTTCAAGTCATCTGATGATGTTACTTGTGGTGCTAGACCTGATCATTTAAAAGGCCAAGAAATAATTATGGCAAAATATGATGAGAAGAAAAATGATGTGACTGAGGTTGCTTGGGATAAAATTTACATTGATTAATTTAAACTTTAAACAAAAATGAAGCAGATTTCAATTAAAGAAGTGTTGAACCACCTAAACAATGGTGTAACTAGAACTACAGACACTAGAGGATATGTATCTGATATAGGTTCTATTGAAGAGAAGTATGAGCTTACAAAAGCTGAAATAAAAGAGATGTTTAAACATCCACTATTACTTAACAAAAAGACTAGACCACCTAAGTCATTTGTATTAATAGATGATGTTACTCCAAGAACTGAGGAAGTAAATCTGAACACAGCAGCCACTCAACAACCTGCAGTAGAGTCAGTTACAACAGTAGATTCTGGAGTTTTAACGCAAGATGAGCTTGCATAATAGTTAATTTAGTTATATATTTGATTTATAAATTTTAAAAAAGAGAAGTTATGTACGGAAGTAGAGTAGATGAGAAAGGACAAGCAATTCAAGGAGATAGTAGTTATGTTCAGCCAGTTGCTGGTGAGAGAGTAGAAGGAAACGTTCTAGAAAGTATTGGTTTAGCTCAAGATAAAGATGGAAACACTATTGAGACTAGAGCAACTTTAACTTTTAAGCAAAAGAATGGCGCACTTGTAAAAATTGCATTGTTTGAAGGTAGTGAAGGGTGGCAAATTGCTAACTTAAACAAGACAATCAAGCATTTGGCCACAAAAGCTATGACTGAGGAAGAGTATTATGCAGGAATAGAAGCAGGTGGAGCACCAAGTAATTTTGTTGAATTTATCAATAAAGTTTCATCAATTGTGATGCCTAAAGCTGCAGGTAAAGTGTTTACAATGAAGTTTGTTTATAAGAAAGGTTATTTAACTATACCTACTTACCCAAACTGGATTGCACTTCCTGAGAATGCAGATACATTGTCAACTAATGCTAAATATGACAGCTATGTTAAGGAAGAGCCAACTGAAACTCCAAAAGTAGACGTTGGAACTACAGAAGACGCTCCATTTTAAGAGTTGTTTAATTTAATTAGTTAATAAAATCAGAGGGGGTAGAGAAATCTATCCCCTCATTTTATCTTGGATTATGTACGGAAAGAGGGAGTTGACATTAGACGCTATAAGATCTAAAGTCAGTGGTTATGATTTGTTTTCATACTACTGCAAGCCTTTTAAGAAAATTGGCAAGATATTTTGTAGTGAGCTGAGACAGGATAAATCCCCTACTTGTATTGTACAAGCTTTTGAAGGAAAATTATTTTATAAAGATTTTTCAACAGGAGATTCATTTGATGACTTAGGGTACATACAGCGTAAATTCAACACAGATTTTAAGATGACTTTGTCTATTATTAACAGAGATTTTGAATTAAATCTAGGTTGTAGAGACATAGAAGGGCTTCCAACAATGGAATTCTTTGGTGTTCCTAATAAAAAAGTTGATGTTAACGCTTATGTTAAGGAAAAAGCAGTAATAAAAGTTCAGAGACGCCCATGGAGTTTACATGATAAGGCGTATTGGGGAGAAAAGTATGGTTTTACTGCTAAGCAGTTAGATTATTTCCGTGTTTTCCCATTAAAGTTTTTCTGGATTAACGGAAAATTGTACAGTTGCAAAGATAATACTTACGGGTATTATTTGGGTTCAAAAGATGGTTTAGAAAAATGGAAGATTTACCAACCTCTTGGGCCAAGAGATTTTAAATGGTTTTCAAATATAAGTAAGCATGACGTTCAAGGTTATGCACAGTTGCCTGATAAAGGAGATGTTTTATACATTACTTCAAGCATGAAGGATGTTATAACACTTAGAAAACTAAATTTTCATGCAGTAGCTCCTAGCGCAGAGTCAACAATAATACCAGATGAAATAATTAATGAACTAAAAGAAAGGTTCTCACAATTAGTAATCTTTTATGATAATGATGAGCCTGGTATAAAAGCTTCTAATAAGCATGCTGGTATTTATTCAGCGCAAGAAATGTGCATACCTATAACATCAGGAGTTAAAGACCCTAGTGATTATGTAGAGAAATACAATTATGAAGAATTATTAAAAATAGTAAATTATGGGTAAAACATTTTGCATAGGTGACATCCATGGTGGATACAAGTCACTAATACAATGCCTAGAAAGATCTAACTTTGATAAAGAGAATGACACACTAATACAACTAGGTGACGTAGCAGACGGATTTCCAGAAACAGATAAGTGTGTTGATGAATTATTGTCAATAAAGAATCTTATATCTATAAAAGGTAATCATGATGCTTGGGCGCATAAATGGTTTGAAACTGGAATAGCTTTAGTTCCTTGGGTGCAGCAAGGAGGAGATAAAACAATAGAGTCATACAAAGGAAAGCATGACAAAATGAATGATCATTATAAAAAGTTCTGGAAAAAACAAGTCAACTTTTATATTGATGACAACAATAGAGCTTTTGTTCATGGTGGATTTTCTTCTTCTAAAGGTTTAGGTCATGACTTAGATGAGAGTAACTATTATTGGGATAGGGATTTGTGGGAACTTTCATTAATGCAAGACCGTAACAGGCTGCCTCAAGAAAGGATTTTAAATCCAACAGCTTCAAATAGATTTTACAATTATTCTGAAATATATCTAGGTCACACTTCAACTACTAGCTGGAAAGCAAAAGGTAACGTAAAAGAGTCTAAAGACCCAAATCAGATACTAAATGGTAAAATTACTGTACCAATGAATAGATGTAATGTGTGGAATATGGATACTGGTGGAGGCTGGGGAGGAAAGCTTACAATTATGGATATAGATTCTAAAGAATACTTTCAATCTGATTTTGTCAATGGAATCTATTTAAACATAAATTAGTGATTAACAATTTAAAATAAGTAATATGGCAAAAGAAGAAAAGTGGACGGTAAATCATCCAGATTATGGTCATGTAGTGTTTACAGGTATGACAACAAGACAAGCTGAAATACTTGACGCTTACCAAAATGTTTATAATTCTAAAGAGTTGTATCCAAACAACCAAGAATTTGGACGTGAAGCTAGATCAATATTAACACCTGAAAAGAGTTAGTGTAATGATATTTATTAATGGGAATGTTCCAAGCAGTAAAAACTCTAAGCAGTGGACAGGACGTATGCTTATAAAAAGTAAAACTACTAGGGTTTATGAATCTGCAACGGAAAAAGTGTGGAAGGAAAACAAAGATAAATTTATAGAAATGCTGGCTGGAAAAGAAAAGCCATATGTTATAGGTTTCTACTTTGTGAGGGGTTCTAGACATAAATATGACTGGGTTAATCCAGTTCAAACTGTACAAGACTTAATGGTTAAGCATGAATGGATGGAAGATGACAACACTACAATCATGGTTCCAAAACCATTCAAAATAAAAGGCAAATTTGATCATTATGACAAAGAAAAGCCTGGAGTATATATAAAAGTCTTATAAAAACATGTTTAGTAAAAAACTTAACAAAGAACTGAGGAATCTAGGTATAAACCCTTCTGAATCTTCTAGTGT